GTTATCGTGTAATATCGCAGCCTGCCAGCGTTGTAAGCTAAAGTCGTTGCGGGTCTTCCGTATATCAGGGTTGATGAAGAAACCAACTTGATTAGGTTCTTTAGCGTTCGTATCGATCAAGCACACGGTCTCACGAGCACCGAACATGAGTCCGAAGGGGGTATTGACGATGCTATGATAGCCCGGGCAGCCTATAACTTCACTGACGATGTTTAGTCTCTGCTCAGCAGCGCCGAGCACACCATCGTTGATAAGTACCGAGCTAGGCTTGAAGACTACGAGCTGGCTCTGAGCACCCCGGTCTGAGGACGTGATGGAGTTAACTCCTAGTCCGCTAATAGTCTCACCGTTGCCGGTCTGGGCGTCGATAAAGTTATTAGGCGCCCAGCGCTCGAAGTCTAGGGCTTCGGACCATAGCACGCGGTCTCTGTTGGAGTCAGCAGGCCATACTAGGCTAGCAGCTTCTATCTCTTCCTTGGTCCTAGCATCCCCTGCACCGACAAGGCGCTCTTGGAAGACTATTAGGTACTGGACAGGCGGTGATTCTTCAACTTCACAGATAAGATCAAAGTCCGCATCGTACCACCAGATATGGTGCTTGCCGTCACACCAGAATACCTTGCTCTTCCAGGTAACAGAATCGTAAATTAGGTCGGTGCCTTCTAGCTCCCATATGAGAGTCCAGCCTGTGCCATTCCATAGGAATAACCCATCTGTATCATCTGTACGGGTCTGCCACGAGAGTAGTAGGTCTACTTCCCCAGGCCGCCTATAGGTGTGTATGTGCTTAATTGCCGGCATTTAGCTCTTCTCTGATCTGAATTAGAGTAGCGTAGTCTTTTCTTGATTTTGCTTCTAGTATCTGCGTAAGGACCGCTATGGCTTTCTCTTTACCTAATAGCTTAATCTGGCGAAGGACACGATTACCTAGCTCACAGTATGGGCATTTCTTCTTGCTTAGCCATATACCAGCCATTAGGAGCGTAGGGAGGGGTACGCCTAACTCTGTAGCATAGACCAGCAGTTTAGCTCTAGTATTAGCCCGTGCTATTGCCTGCTGCTTAGCTCTCGCCGTTCTTTGTATAGCAGGGGCTTCTGGTGTACCGTTGGTTCTTGGAAACAATCGGGGCTGAGGCATCAGGTCACTGTGAAAGTAGGGCTTATCGCCACATAAATAGAATCTAGCGCGGCGTATGTAAAAACGTAAGTTCCTGCTGGCGTGCCCCCAGGAATTGTATAAACTATGGAGCTGGTTCCGAGTCCATCCGTTGGTTGAGAGTCAATCAGCGAAGCCCCAGTGAACCCCAAATCATCGCCAGCTGGTGCACTGTGCAATTGGATTGTATCACCTGCATCAGGTGTTAAAACATCGGCCCAACTCACGTTGATCGGGCTACCCGCTGCAACTGAACTAGCATCTCGACTGACCGAGGCGATCACTGCACCGCCGTCTGGGCACTCGACGGTGATTCTGAAAATATCGACGCTGAATCCACCGAACCCGCTGCTACCGAAATACATAGCGCCGTTAACAAAAGCGCCCGTAGCAAAGCCAAACGGGTTGAGTCCTTGCCCTGGTGTGTAGCCTACAAAAACCAAATCTGTAAAATTTTCGATATAGTAAAGCGCTACCGGAGTTCCGTTACATACAACATAAATCAGGTCGTCGCTTACGAGCCCAAGCGCGTTGGGGCTGATATTATCAAGCATGAATGTGCCCGTGACTAAACCTGTTGCACGATCAATCCTTTTGAGTGCTTGACCGTTCGCATCACCCTGGGTCGTGCCTAGGCAGTATAAAAAGTCAGCAGTCGCCGCCATTTGCCCGATATCAAAATCCGCTATCGAATCCCACTCATTAAGCTGGACACCACTTACGGCGTCAAATTCCAGAACGCGCTTATTAGGCTCAGCAACACCGGAGTTGTGACTATAGAGATAAAACTTAGTATCGCGTTTAGCGAAGATTCCTTCACCGCTTGAAAAAGTTGGAAACAAATTTGTACCATACGCATAGAGAACATGCGTGTCGCTGTCAGGATAGTAGAAATTTATTCCATTAGTTGAAGGCATGGCTAGAAAACGTACCCGTAAATTGGCTCATCAGAAGTACCCGTCAGTGTGTTGATAGCCGGATTGAGTGGGTTAGGCTCGATCAAATCCGGGTGTACAACGCTCAGGGGAGTTTGCCAACGATTGAGCTGGCAGCATGTAGATTGATAGGTCATGTTTCCGCCAGCACAACTCGCCTCCCCGATTAAAGCCCAAACTTCTTCTGCTGCGGTTATATAACCCCAGCTGGTTCTGAGATTCCCATTAGGCGGGAATGAGCTTTGTTGATCGAATCGGGTCTCAAGAAACAACGACTGTTGTCCACGTGCAGTAGAGTCTGCGCAGGAGATTTCTATGGTACAGGGGCTGGGTATAGTAATATCCTCATCACCACTAAGCAACTCAGGCCCACGCTTCTTCTTAATCTTATATCGCTTAGCTTGTATCCAGTTAGCTAGCTCACTAAACGTACCAAGCTTCAGCTTAGTCGGGTCTGCTACACGGTTGACGCCTACTAGCTTCTTCTCTTCTACGTCTTGGCGGTTACGGAGCATAGTATTAGATCGCGAATCTGTCAGCTAAGTAAGTCTCTATGTCGGTAATCTCTCCGGCATCTAGGAAGTGGTCGTAGATAAGTATCTCCGCGATAACACCGTCATACCAGAAGTTAAAAGTCCCTGAAAAGGAATGGCCAATCAGATAACTAGGGACGCCTGCGTCTGTTGTAGCAAAGGTGTTCGTACCTGTAGAGAATATCTCAGAACCGTTCAGGCGTACTTTGTAATCAGCGCTTTGGCTCAGCACACCATAGTAAAAGGGGCTTGCTAACGATGTTGCTGGGTCGCCGATATTGACGCGGGCGGATCGGAATGTGGAGCTTAGAATCTCGTCGCTACTAAGAACACCCGGAAATTCCGTAAGGAAGTCACCAACATTATTAAGGGTGATTAGGCCAGCTTTAGCTTGTGAAGCAGGGGGATCGTTGTTAATCCGCCCAACTATGTAGATACTTGCTTCAGTCAGGCCGTCAGCTACAGACCGAATGTTATCGGTGTGCATTCCATGGGGTATCGCTGCATTAAAGCTAACAACCGGAAGGCCATTGATTGTAACGCTAGTCGTTCGATAGACCGGGCTAGTAACATTGGCATCATGGGCCGCATCCCAACCATTACCGCTTGAGTCAGGCCATTGGATATCGGCACCAACGCCAAAGTCCGTAAACACGTCATTATCAACCAGGCCGGCGATGGGAGTTTTCAGCCAGACAAACAGGCCAGTCAGTGGGGGGCTTGGTGGTGCCCCTTGTGGACCAGTCATCGGCATAATCCCGGGTGCGACCATCCCACGCTGGTTTCGTAGCGGTTTTGGCAACCACAAGCCGTTTTGTTTAGAGAATTTCATACTAGACAATTACTAGGGTGGCTTTAGCTGAAATCCATCTTGTGCCATCGCAGATCACACTAAGACCCTCATCGTTGTCGATGGTGTCTACGGTTCCGGCTGCATCATTACGAACTGTGATGACTTCCGCTCCGTTGCCTCTATTAACTATGAAGAATGCTAGCCCTTCAGCTTCAGCGGGCAGATCGACGTTACGGGCGGAGCCGTCTGGGTCAAGCGACTGATAGCGCTTGGAAGATGTAGTCAACGTCAGCGTGCCAGATAGAGTTTGTGCGTTAACAGCTACGTCTGCACCTTGGGTTAGTATGATCTTAGCGATGGTAAGTGGACTCTTGACTGTAGCAGTGATAGCTGGGGTAGCATCCGCATAGTCAAAGTCTATATCCCCCGCATCACTTAGGATAGTTCCTACTGCATCTTGGGCCTGCTCATCGGTATATGCAGACACAGTGCCACTTAGCGTAGTACCGGACATACTAAGCCCACTACCTAACGCTATCTCTTCAACATCACCAGCCCCGCCTGCACTACCACGCCCTAGGAGCTTAGAAGCCCCACTAACGTCCTGCATCTTAGCGTAGGATACAGAAGCCGTCTTGATAGCCGCCGAGATAGAAGGTGTGGCATCGACATAATCAAAATCAATATCACCAGCATCACTAAGTATCGTTCCTACTGCATCCTGCGCCTTCTCGTCTGTATATGCGCTAGAACCTAGGAAGTTAGAGCGTGTCATCTTCTTACTTACAGGAGTAGTTGCCACGTCCTGCACGACCATTACTAGGTCAGTATCATCAGGTACGGTACCCGCTGGTAATTCTGTTACTTTAATTTCTGCTGGCATTTAGACCCCTTCGGTAGTCAATGATATTCCGGTTTCGATAAGGATTGGTGCACTATCTTCTGTGGAGATAAGTAGAACGGTATCCGGGATGGTTACTGTGCCCTCTTCTATGATAATAGGACGCCCGTCTTCTGTGATAAGCTGTATCTCATCTTCTGTTATTAAGAACCTAGCCGCTAGAGTTGTTACTCCCCGCTTCTTCTTAACGGAGTATATCTCAGCTTGAATCCAGTTCTGTAGAAGAGTAAAAGCACCTAGCTCTAGGTCAGACTCTTCATCTACTTGGTTTACACCAAGGAGCTTGCTAGTCTCTTCTTGCTTACGGTTGCGTAGGGCCATGTTAGACCCATGTAGGGAAGTTGGCGACGATTGTTAGGACTTGCCCATTTGTGCCCTTGGGGAGCCTAACTATCTGCCCACCATCTCGCACGAACATATCGCCGTCATTCGTAAGAATATTTCTAAGCACATACTGAGTATGATCGTCATCCCCTAGCCCGCTTAGTGCCCCATGATCTACTGAGTTAATAACGGGACTAGTAACAATCCCGTTACCATAGACAATTAGGGTCTGGGAGGGGATGTTATCGAGAATGACTGTTCGATAGATGACTCTAACGTAGCCACTGCTGATCGAAGTAACATTGACAGCAAGAACGCTAGCAGGAATAGCAAACTGTATACCGCTAGTTTCATTAACAGTAGAAACAGGAATGAATAAGACTTCATCTTCACTATACTCTATGACGACTTCTGCGGTGCCACTAATCTCGATAGTCAGCAAGGTAGTCGAGGGTATGCCCGGGAGCTTGAGCTGGTCCCTGCCAACTTCTGTGCGGCCAGTCTTAGCTGTAACGTATCCACTGCGGGGGATATTAGGCATTATCTGTACTCGATAGGGCTAGAGAACTTACGAGAGTAACGTAGCTTCTGGGCTTTGTTAGGCTGAAGGTTAAACTTGGCCTTGTAGCGCGAGAGCATCATCATCAGCACTTTCATCTCGTTAGGGTAACGGTCATCGTCTTCGTGCTGTAAGCCCTCTACGAAGAGAGCTTGGATGATTATCTGGTCATTCGGGAATACCGGAGTGAAAGTAGTATACTCATCAAGGCGCTCAGGCTTCATCCGGTAGCGTATCTGCCACGTATAAGACTGGTCTGGAAGCGGAAAGGGCCGCCACGTCATTGCTGCTAGGTCAATAAGGGCTTGTGAGGGCGGACCACTGAGGCTGGGATTAACCTGTAGGTCCAGGTCGTACTGTGTAAAGAACTTAAGAGGGATATACCCACCCGTGCCGTTAATAAGTACGAAGGAGTCCACATCATACGGAGAGTCAAAGTCCGTAGGAAGCGTGACTACACTTTGGCCTACAGTAAGCGCCCCTGTAGCAACTTTCTCTAGGAAGGGCCATTTAAAATCTTCATACAACCGATCTAGGATGTTAAATATCCAGACTTGTGCGTCTTCGGTAATAGTTTCATTACCAAGCTTCTTAAGGGCTGTACTTATAAGGGCGTCACTATCTAATGCGCTCATTAAAGCTCTGTACCTTTCATCTCTTTACAAGGCACGGTCTTCAGATCAGGGAATATCTGGCCGAGCTGGTCTACAGTCTCGCGGTATCCTATCTTACACTCTCGCTCGGTCTTATAAGGGCCTTGCGCAGCAGAGATAAAGATGCCTTCAGTCTCAGTCTCGAAGCGGACACCGAAGTACCAAACCAAGGCAACTAAGAAGAGTTTCTTTTTCATTTTGTTAACCGCCAATAAATTTAATAATTAGTCCAACTCCAATCGCGCTAACTGCACTCCATAGAGCAACAAACACGCGCCATCGTGTTACTTCCTTGACTTCCATAACTTCCAGCCGGGTTTTAAGGCCGGGCTTTCCATTACCATCAAGAGCCTCGAATATTTTAACAAAGGCCGACCGATCATCCTGCGAGTGTTGGCGCATGAATTCTATGAAGTTTTCTAACTTCTGGTCAAGCGTCGCAAGAGTAACTTTGTTACTCACTTCAGTTGGCGGCTTCGACTTTCGCAACATCACTGTCTGCGTCAAGGAAGAATCCTTTCCATGCCGTGGCTGACACACAAATCATAATCAAAGTGCTGTTAGCAGCAATGGCACTAGAGAAGCTAGAACCAGCTCCCCCGTTGATAGCTACGGTCGCGGGAGCCGAGGATGCAAGCTCGAAGCCGTTAGCTCCTACATCAATCACAAGCGGAGGGCGCCCTGGTGTAGGAGTCGGTAAGACAACGATCTTGCTACTGGCAGCAGAAGTCACGATAGCATGTGAAGTGTCATCATCTATGGTGCCCGTACCCGAGCCGGTGTCTGTAGCAGTGACAGCCTGGGTATTCTTAATCTTAGAGGGCTTAGCAGCACCCGCTGCAATCTTGACAGCGGTAACCGCGCCAGGGCCTATCTTATTCTCTGTGACCACCTCAGTGACAAGGTTTGAAGAAATAACTTCAGGCTTAAGCTGGCCATCACTATCAATAATCAGCCCTTCCCCAAGGGGGACCATTACTTCTGACTTTTCGAATGGGCCCTCTTGCTTAACCAACCAAGCAAAATACTTTGTGAACGCCATTTATGTTTCTTATTCTCCCTTTGTTTGATATCCTACGATGTTCGTTTCCACATATAGACTACGATATACGGCTGTACTACACTCGTCGCGCTACCTGTAAATGTTCCACCAGTATGGTTGTGGGAAGAGCCGGCTGCGCTTGTCACCGCGTTGTTGGTGGGGGCATGGGTTATCGTTGCTCCCGGACCTTGAGTCGTACCGCTCGCGACTCCGCCTGTTGGATTAGCTGTTGACAGGGCGTCTGCACCAGACCCGGTCGTAGATGTATCCCGGGTGCCACTACTTTGGCCGCCTGTCTGTGAAGTTGGTAGGTTTTGAACATGGACATGGTTCGGAACTTCAGAGTAAACATGCGTGTGGCTGCTGTGGTCCGCTACGGTTACATTTGATGTAACACCGTGAGTATGAGCAGACTCAGAGCCAGTATTACCGATAGTACCTGCTGAAGAGGCTGTCTTAGCTCCGCCTGTTTCTTCTGCTGTATCAAAGTCAGCGTCGGCGCCGTTAAGGCCAACTAAGACCTTGCCTGCTGCAAAAGCTGCCCATGTACCAAAACCAAATAGAGTGTTAGGATTTGTTGAGAGAACAGAAAGATAGATTGAACCTACGGGGTAGACTGCTGATAGGTCCGCTGGCGTGCCAGGGTCACCCTGCTCCCCTTGTATGCCCTGTATCCCCTGGATACCTTGGATACCCTGCTCGCCTGGCGCACCATCGGCACCATCCGCACCATCAGCTCCCGGCGCGCCGTCAGCTCCGGGGGCGCCATCATTACCAGGGGCGCCTTGGATGCCTTGAATCCCCTGGTCCCCGTCTGCCCCATCGTTCCCGGGAGCGCCGGGGATACCCTGCGGACCCTCTGCACCATCGTTACCGGGAATACCTTGAATACCTTGGGGTCCGGTCTCGCCCTGTGGCCCTGCCGGGCCTGTCTCACCCTGGGGTCCACCGCCAACAGTTCCGACGACATTAAGCTGCCCGTCATCACCAACATCCAAGCTATCACCAAGCGGTATTAATACCTCTACCCCACTGCTTGGCCCATCTTGGTTAATAAGCTTAACAAAATGCTTGCTGAATGCGCCCACTTTAGTTATTCCTCTCCAGGTTTTACAAATATCGTTCCAGGCTCTAGGTTCATGTCCTTTAGACTCTTGCCGGTATTCTCTAGCACCTGTTTGTTGAAAGCACGCATCCGTCCATCAAGCGCGTTACCGATCTTGATGAACTCAAATTCAAGCTGGTCTTGGGTAGCTTCTTTGGGGAGGCTAGTGCTAACACTAATCGACTCACCAAGCATGCTAGTCTGCTTCATGTACTGGATAACGTATCCTGGTTCTTTCTTCTCATCGGACATTGTAGGTACTCCTTAAATTGGGATTACTTTCAGATGTTTTAGTGGCAGGGGAGCAACCCTAGGCTTCAGCTGTGGGTTGTCATGCCAGAAGTTCAAGTCTTCTCCGGCGAATGGTTTACCGTCAGCATGGAATTCATACTTAAGGGGTATGTCGCCATAATAGAATCCTAAGCCTGCTAGTGGGATTTGGGCATAGGGTTCTAGCTTACTAAACTGTTCTACTGTGAGCATCGTGCCTGTCTCATCACAGAGGCATATATGATTATGCTTCGTACGATAAGGCGCTACAATGTTCCAGTTATATTTGTCAGCAGTTATTACTGCGTCGTACAGTGCATCACCATCGCTGATGAGAATGTCGTCATCAATTAGAAAGCCACGTACTATATCACTATCAACATTCTTCCGGGCTTCTTCGAACGATGAAGTGCGCACTCTTGCGTAGCCATAGCAGCTAGCGTGAACGTAAACAGGCAGCCTGCCTGTAGCAAAGATCGTATTCCATAAGAGGGCTACTGTGCGTGCTACTGCCCCCTGCTCATCCCGAGTGGGGCAGATTACAGGAACCTTCTTGACTCCAGGTAATGTCTTAGGGGCGGCCATTAGACGTTGCCGATAACCTTGTTGATCTTCTTGCTACGATAGATACCCTGCTCATACTGAGCACGCATGCTTTCTTGCCAAGCAAGATAGTCAGCAGTGCATTGGGGTACGACTACTTCACCATCATAGCGTACTTCGTTAATCATAAAGCCACCTTTAGTGCTGACCCTATGCTTAACCCAGTGACAAGGAGCTTGCCATTCCTCGACTGCATTCTCTGCTTTGTGGTAATGAGCAACATCCCCGGGCGTACCGGCTTTAGATACTTGAATTACTTTCTTCTTCACTACGTCTTTGCGGCCATCTTGTACCGCAGTGGCGAAGTCTTTTGAGACGGCGCTATTAGCTGCTTCGTCTTTTTCTTCTAATGAAATCATTCGGGAATCTCCCTTATTAAAGCTAGGGGCAGTTAACTAGGCTGCCCCTAACATCGTTCTACCTAGTTAGAAGTTGGGGTATAACGCTCTCCAACGCACGTTTAGGAAGTTAATCTCTAGAACGCTGAACCGGACTCAATGCGCTGTACCCAGTCCGCATTAAGGACCAACGCCTTGAAAGACCCCTTGAGGGAAATCTTTTTACGTTGGGCAGCCGGATCGCTATCAGACGGCTTGCCATCGGTCATAAGGACACGAAGGTTATCGCCGCTGAGCTTCACCATCCCATACGCTTCTTTTCCGATAGCATATGAAGTATGCACGGTAACACCAGAAGCAGGAGCTTGCTGGGGCCGTCGAGCCTCATCATCGGAAGTCGGGAAACCAGACACAGCCACAACCGTACTAGGAGCCTGCGCTTCTGCGTATAGCTGTTGCTTAGCGATGGTCGCGTCGTTGTTAGTATTGGACACGTACACGTTATACAAGAAACCAGCAGTCGAAGGCACGGTCACGTTAACGCCTTCAGCCGTGGTAACAGTCGTCACCGCAACAGCAAACACCTTCTCAACCAAGCCCGTGCTCGAATTGATCGCTTCCAACATGACGTTAACAGTCTCGCCATTGTTAAAAGTGTTAGTGATGGTCGCAGCCGCGACTGTCCAGTCACCTGCACCGCCAAGGGCGACAGTCGGGATGAAGTTACTCACCTCAACGTCAAACCCTAGCCACGAGCCAATCATGTTGTTGTAGATTTGCTTGGCGTTCGCCAGCTCGTGAGCGTTCAGGAACTTATCTTCTCCCGCAATGTCCTGCGACACTTCGGGATCGCAAATAAACACATAGTTAACACCAATTCGGCGCGCGCCATTACGGCTAAGGATAGCCCATAGCTTACGCATCTCGGTAGCATTCACTACGTCCGTGGTGGTCAAGTTAGACCGTACGGTGTTAGAGCCAGCAACCGCATTAGCGAACACGACATCTGAGCCGGCCATGAGAGCCTTTTGAATCTCACGGTCAACTAGTTCCGCCTCCGCCAAGCCAAGCAGCTCGGTAACAATTGGAACCTGCGGATGCTTAATGGTGATCTGCGCTAGGTCAGTCATCGCAACGATCAAAATCCATTGATCGACAACCGCGTGCACTTCCTCAACCGAGTAAGCAACTGACGTAGGAGTTTCACCTTCCGTCGCAGGGATCATCGGCAACGCCAAGCGCGGGTAGCGCGAGAATTGGCAAGTCTTGCCGTTATGCTGGGGAATAGGAGCCATCAACGCATGTTGTGCGAAGGTGACATTCCTCTCAGCAATGTCTAACAACTCATCGCGGATGTATAGAGATACATCATCAGCGAGAGTTGCACTTGTGGTAATAGCCATTTAAGAATCTCTCCTAGGAATTAGCTAGAAGATTAAAACTGAGCATTCTCCAAATGCTTCTTAAAGGCCGCCTTCTCGACAGGAGTTAGCCTCTCACCGGCCATTGCGCGCCGACGAATTGCGTCTATGTTTCCGCCCTCTACCTTCTTAGCGTCTCCCTTGTTATCCCCGCCTTTTGCGGCTTGGTTCTGAAGCTGCCTCTTGGCTTCTTCTGTCACTTGGGTAGACTTCTTAGTCTGTCGCGCCTGCTTCTTCGTGTGACTAGCTTCCAACCCTTGCAGGTATGTATAAGCGTCCACGCGAGTAAGATACTTTCCGTATAGTTGCGCGGCCTGTTGTCTGATCTGCTCTACTTGCTGATAAACCCTATTAAGTGAGTCTTCGTTGTCGAATACATCAGGGTTATTTCTCGTAAGATAGGTCTCAAACCGGACAGCATCTAAGCCATCTTTAGCCTCAGCGATAGCGCTTTGTAGCGGTTCAAATTGACCTTTAATACGCTTCGAGAATAGTGGGTCTAGTGTACGGTCTAGCTCCGTTAATTCAGGACTCAGACTATCCGGCACTGGCTGCGGGATATTCCGCCTGCTATTCTCTTCAAGCAACCTAGCAGTCTGTTCTAGGTAGCGGTTACGTTCTTCCTGCCGAGCAAGCTGCACTTCATAAGCACGAGCCTTGCCCTGCCAATCTTCTTTATCAGGTGACGACTCCTGAGACTGAGTTTCCTCAGTGTTTTCCGTCGATGTTTGGTCTTCAGCCGGGTCTAAATTTTGGCCTTCAACCTGTTCTGTGTCTTCTGCCATAATTCCCTCCTGTTTACGTGTTTGCCGGCTAAATGGCTAAATGCCGGGTGTCACGAATTTACTAACTTGCAAAATCCTTACATTAACTGTAAGGTTTTTGTTTAAAACTGCCGGGTGAATCCTTTACGGGCCTGCCGGGCTAGATCAAGCATGATCTGGCCTGCAACCTTCGAGCAATTAGCGTCAAAGTCAGCTCGAAGCTTGGCCTGCATCGCAGGGTCGTTAAAAGAGCGTACTAAGTCCGCTAAGATGGCCGCTTTAAGGGCGGAACTCAGAATACCGTCCGTAGGCTCTTTCAAGAGTGCGTCAATCTGGGAACTTCTCGAATCTTCCGCATTAAGCGCCGCATTTAGGAAGTCTGCGCACTGCTTAACGTCCGGTTTACCATACTTCTCTGCTATCTCACTGGTCCTAACAAGGTCATTCGTCAAAATTGGCTTAATAGTATCGCCCACTACTGAGCAGCCCGTCAAAGCTACAATCAAACCGATAATTGGTAGAAATCTCTTCACTATTTATTCCTCCTTCTTCTCCTTAGTCATGGTTCGTAAGTTTCTTACCCTAGTTGCTGGGTAAGCTAGAGCATCTTTCATCCCTGTTGCCTTACCTGCTGTCCATTCCCTAGATTCTGTCCGTTCGGACAAGGCCGCGCCCATAGTAGTAAAGATCATATGCTGATATCGTGCTGTAACTACTTCCCAGAAGCGTGATTTGAGACCTTCTTCTAGGATTACTAGCTCGTCTTCTTTGCTAAGCTCTTTAATATCTATCATTGGCCCGTATTTCCGCCTAAAAGGCTCATCAGGCCAGCTCCGGCTTCGCCTTCGCTAGCTCCGTTGGGTTGTTCTTGGGGGCGTACCGCCGGCGATCCGCCTACTGGCCCCCTATTCGCGCCACCTGGGACAGCTTGCACCCCTCCTGCGCCACTCGCGCCGGCTTGTGTAGCCTGTTGTAGCTGCATCATCTGCATTTGCTGCGCTTGTTCCATCTTTGCTTGGTAAGAGTGGACTAATTCCATCATTCTCATCTTAGCAAGCGGGCTATCTGGCATCGGCATGGTCATATGAGCTTGAATTCTAGCCATGTAGAATTCCATAGGCATACCAGAGGGAGCTTCTACCTTACGACCTGCGTTAGTAAGCTCTCTTTCTAGCTCGGGAGGAATACCGGGTAAGCTTACTGTAAGGTCATGCACATATTTGTTGGCATGATCCACCCCAATGCCTGTAGCTGTGTCAATAAGCAGGTCTTTATAGTTAATCTCGAAGCCCTGCTGACGTGCTAGGTCAGGCGGGATGCCTATCGCGATGTTAAGTAAGTTCAACATCTGCTGAGACTTGCTTAGTTTCTCTCTCAGGCGCAAGCTTGCTATCCAACGAATGTCGCTAGACAGCACCAAGTCCTGCGGTTCTATGATCCGTCCTGTTAAAAGCACACCGTCAGGCCCTGTCATACGGATAGTCACACTGTCATCCATGAACTGGTGACATGCTATCTCGTTCATTTTCAAAAGGGGCGTGAACAGTTGAGTCTCTAGTTCCTCAACTTGGTCTATCACTGCCGAATTCCCAGCAGCCGCAATCTGACTAACTCCTGTTGCTGTGCCTACAGCACGCCCCATGCCTTCTCTTGGTGATCCGCTAACGATTCCATTCGCCTTAGACTGGTCTTGCATAACATTGATAAGGAACTTAACCATGTTAAGCCCTTCAATGCTCATCTGTGCAGGGGGTCTCTCGAAGCGTACGGCGTCAGGGGCGATAAGCCACTTAGCCATCGGCTCAATTTGGTACATGTCCGGGTCGTCTACACCAGCGGGATCAAAAATAGTGATAGGATTGAGGGAGAATGTGCCAGCGTCCATAGTCTGGTTGACTAGATCGTTAGTCATGTACTGCCACATTTCCAAGCCTTCTACGATTCCATGTCCGTAGAAGTAGTCATGCTCGCGGAAGAGAGCACCAAACAGGTAAGGTGGAGTATTAAACCACCAGGGATTCTCTTGGACTCGAAGAATAGTTTCTCCTGAGTACGTCACCCAAACCCAAGTCTCATCTTCTTCCTTGTCAGCGTCCGGTAGGCGATAACGAACCCACAAGTCCGTTATATCTACTTCGTCTTCTGCTAGATCAATCTCGTTCCCAGTCTCTTGCTTAGACTGAGAAGTAGCTTTCTTCTCTTTCTCTAGCTTATCACACTTCTCGTGAATGACTTCATCTACCGCAGATTGGGAGTACCAGCCCTTCCTGGCTCGTACGTTAAGCTTATCGAATGTAATAGTGGCATCTTCCCAGACCATCCGTAGGTCGTTGTAGTCGGTAGCAGTCTCAGGCCACACATAGACATGAGACATATCGACAACATCAAGAGTAGGGCCATAGCACTCATACTGCTTTCGTGATTTAATCTCTCGGTCGCCTGTCTCACTGCTCTTCTCGCGGTACTTGACTTGTCTCTCTACTTCTTTCCATCCAAACTTCACACAAGTAGTTCCGATGATGTAAAGCTGGCGAAGCAGCATACTAACCTTACCACGAATCTTAGCTTGGTCTTCTAACAAGCTCTTATAGAAATCAACTGCCACTTCACCGAACTTACTATCAAGGGGAGTCTCTACAGCTATGTAGGGATCGGACATGATAGAGTCTTTAGCAATTCTAGTAAGAGTATCTACGGCGTCTTTCAGGACGCCTAAGAATAACTTGCTGCGACCATCATAGAATGACTGAGTACGCCTAAGATTGTAGACGTTACGGTAGCGCGTCCAGTCTCCCTCTACCTTAGCGCGCCGGTTATCGCGAGCCTTAGTCGCAATCTGAATCTTCTTTTTGAGATCAGCTACAACAGTCTCGTTGCTAGCGAAGTTTTTAAGTTCGATAGGCTCGACACCCTCAATAGGGGCCTGCGGTTCTGCTTGTGTGTAGGGAGTGGGCATTAGTCAAGCCTCTGCCAAAAGAAGTGCCCGCATAAAAGACCGAACAAGAAAGGAACTATGGGTCGGCGGCTTAAGTACCACACGACTTCGGAGATAGTATCCCCTGCGGGCCTATTGATAAGAGCAACCCCTTCATAGGCTACTAGGAACAGGCAAATTATAAATAAATATGTTTTCATTAATCTCCGAAATATTGGTTAGTACAAAAATGCTCCCAGAAATGCTCAGGGTCACGCGGAGGAGTGCTGGACATAATTAAGCGCCCACCGTTCTCTAGTGTAGGACGAAGTGAAGCGTACATATTCCTACACTCTCTATCATCGCACTCACCTACTTCATCCCAGTAAACTAGTGAGAGAGTTTCACCGCGCCCAGGATTACCGTTTTGAGGGAACGCCTCTATCGTGCTAGGTGGGCCTTCACTTAGCGGATGCTCTACGATCATCCGCAGTATAATACCCTTCTTCCCTCTGTAGAACTTGACAGGAGGCAGAGCTAGCTTCCAGTGCTCTGGTAGGTGATCGTATATCACCTTCATCCGCCCGATAAGTTTTCCGGCGTCTTCCTCTTTGAGAGAGATTAGCGCGATGACGCTGCCGGGTTTGAATAAAGCTTCCCATATACACACAATGCACATAATCCAGGTTACTAGCATCTGCCTGGACTTATAAACTGCTAACCTAGGAAGCTTACCCCCAGCTAGGAGAAGCTTACTGATATACTTCTTATCAACAGGGAAGGGCTGTATTCTATCGCCCTTAGCATGGCTATCATGCGTCTTAACAAAGTTAGAGAAGAAAAGTATATCTTCAGCAGCCCATAGCAGTTGATCTGCTGTAGCCTCTAATGCTTCTCGTCTTGTGAATTCTGGTTGACTCATTCATTTACTTGCGCTTGTCTAATTTTATTCGCGCCTTTGGTGTCTTTAGTTGCGTATAGGCTTTATTACGTCTGCCTTTTATTCGCGGCTTTTTACGCATCCTCGTTGCGGCCCCTGAAGTAGTTACGTAGAGCATCCCGCAAGAGCAAGTTATTATTTGTTAGCTGCCAGAGCCCTTGCCAGTCTCTTTTCAAGTCTACTTCAGGATTGAAGTTAGTAGCATGAAAGTCTAATGCTCTCTGTTTATACTTGCGATCAGCTTTAGGACCATGCCAGTTATGAAGGAGCAACCCATCAACATAACCAATATTATGATTGAGTAGCTTCGCTCTCTCATTCCATATCTCCAACCAGCGTAGCCCATGCTCGCCGAGATAGAGAGCTTCAGGAAGCTTGTCTATCAGTGCTCTCGCCATCAACCAATCAGCGGAGCCAAATACGGAGAAGTCAATCAACCCACCAAGCTTATCGAAAGCATCTCTCCTAATCGCCCAAGCGAAACCAGGATGCCAATAAACCAAGCCCTTCTTCGCAGGCGGGTAGTAGTAGTTATTATCTGCCTGGCAGATAGGAATGTTATTGTGATAGCACCACGCGAAGCCTTTATGCTTCTGATGCAATTGATGCTGCGAGTCTAAGTCAGCAGCCTCAGAAAACATCTGCACCATGTCGTAATGCTGAAGCTGGTGAACTGTCTCGTTACACCAGTCTTCTCGAACAAACTGAACGTCCGCATCTACCCATGCAACATACTCCCAGTCATCAGGGAGTCTTTGTATAGCTAGGTTAAGTGCATTCTCTTTAAGCCAGAACTCATGCTTAGTTGTAAGCCGGAGGTTATGGTCGTTCACTGGTAATACATGTTCACGTTTCCTGAACGATACCTCAGCAGTGAACAGCTCGCCTTCTGACTCTTGAACATGGCGTGCAAAGTCAAGATATAATTTCCATCGTGACTTCCAGCGGATTGGGTTAAAGAGACTTGTGACAATATAGAGTTGGCTATTCGGTTTTACTTGGTCTGGACGTGTAAAGATCATTTTGCTCCACTGTGAAATCCCTCTCGCCCAGAAATAAATACCTAAGCCTGACACCTGTCCCGTCTTTATCAAACTTAATACAGTACCTATTCGGGGGCGGGTTAAGTATGTCTAGGTCTTCTTCGCTAGCATCTACGACAGTACCATGCTGGCTTCCCCGCGCGTGATGATGAGGGTCAACTATAACCCTATCTCCTAGTTCTATCTTCGTATATCTCTCCCCTGCTTAGGAAATTTACCGTACTGATTCTTCATCTTCTGGCGGACTACATCCCAGCTTTTACCCCGCGTGAACGTACAGCCCATAATAGGGTAGCGAGCAGCATCCACGTAGTGGTCATTGATACCATCTTTGATGATCTCGCCTTTCTTGTTACGCTTGTAGCCACCGCGCATACTAGCAGCAAGTCTAGGGCACTTCTTGGGATTAACCATAATGTAAGGTCTACCATTGGTAGTAAGAACCAATTCCTTACACATTTGAAGAATTCCATCTTCTACTTCCTGGTCTTTACCTCTCGGGGTAATGCCATAGCTCCTAAGGGTCTTAAGGCTAGAGTTGCCCCAACGATCCTCATTCCGGCCAGTAATATCTACCCAGTCTTCAAACGTACAACCACGGAAGTTCTGGCTAGAATGAGCTAGCACCATTTGGACAAATTGTTCTTCCATAATATTGTCTGGTGCTATCTCGTCAATGAAGTTCTTCTCCAGCCCGATAACTTGTAAGAATTCTACGGCTGGGTGAACCTTCCCGAAGTCCCAGCCGCGTAGTATTAACCGACCTGCGCTAGGTCGCCATATGAGCGTATCGCTCTCGTGGAAGTTCTTTTTATAATCCCCGAATACGGGGCGTACATCTTTTAGGCCAACGGGCTTAAGCTCAAACTCACGCTCAAAGTCTTCAGTGGGGTACTCTGCCCTGACTCTGTTAGCCCACTTCTCATCTTTATCAGGATCGGCCCAGAACCCTAGGCGGATGATCTGGAAACCATCGCCTAGTTCTGCGTCATTCTCGGGTTTTAGATCGTTTGCCATATTTTGGTGGACCCGGCGAAGCCGTGTCAACTCTTGGTGGACCAGGTGGGATTCCAACCCACGCTAACTGGGTGCAAACCAGGTGTGCTCGCACTACACTACCGGCCCTTAATTTCTTGTGCTTTCTTCTTACTAGCGATCAGGTCTCTGACTAGCTTAGCATCGTCTGTCAGCCCGGGATTCTTTTCTCCTAGATTCCTAGAGATAGTATCTAGTAGCTTGATCTTATCGTTATACTTATTAGTTTCCAGGTAGAGCTTCTTAGCTTCTTTAATTACCCAAGCTTTATCTACTTCTACGCCATCTTGCTTAGCGGCTTCCATGCCCCTAACAAACTTAGCCCGCCTACAGACCTTACAGTCTCTAGCTTTCTTACCACCTACCTGTATCTGGTACTGGTCTAGGGGCTTAGCTTCATGGCAATCTATGCAAATACGGGCAGTTACATTACCATCCGAATCAAGTATATCCTGCCCATGATCTGATTTCTTGAACTTACCCCCGCTACTCATCACTAGCCTGCTCGTTAATGTTGTCTAAGTCCCCGGTACGTATAAGAAAAGGGCCTATAATGAATGATAGCATGGGATAGTCTAGGCGCATGATGATGCTTAAACCAACCATAGGGTACAGATCAATTGAGATACCCATTACGCTGTTTCTTTAGCCATACGTCTATTGGAGCACCCTTATCCATCTCTAGTTTCTCTTCTGGAACCAGGAACAAACGGCAGTGGTAGCAAAAGGCTGAGTTCTCGATTATGTTTAAGTACCCGCAATGGGGGCAGTCAACGGTCATACTGGAAGCCATTAGGATAGCCTTTTAAACGCACAAGGATTCGATTCTAGCTAGGGTAGCGTGCTTAGTTATATGCTTGGTTAGGCTATGCTTAGGCTAGATACATGCCAGCGGGGGCTATATGCTTGATATTGTTAGCTTTATATGCTTGTTTCAAAATGAGCCTGCTACCGGGCTTACAGTATGCGGGGCGGAGCCCACCCACCAGGTGGGATCGGGGCACAAAGCTAATCAAGCCAACAAAGACAATCCTAATGATATCAAGTACATAGCTAATGCTAGGATGCTAGTGCTAACCATGCCCCCCGTTAAGGATGCCACTATGGTGGGTAGATAGACCAAACAGGGGGCTAGAATATGCGTAATATAGTAGCAAGATTGCATACTTAGTAAACCGTGCACACTTGATGCTATGTCAAGTTGACTAGCATTCTCATTTTTGGGAATTATACGCGCCATATGCTAACTAGCTTATAATATAGAACAATTTCCTAGTAACAGACTCCTAAATACTAGTCACAAGTTTATATATACAAGTATAACCACTATTGCTAGTATAGTCAACTCGCATTATCACTATTAGTAGTATCATTCTGCCCATCATGCTTAGTTCTACAGCTAGTACATAGCAGTATATAACAAGCTCGTATTTGCTGAATCTTCACTATTGCTGCTAGATAATCATAATCGAGCAATCGTACTAGCTTCTTATGAGCGGCATAACCTTCACGATGGGTAACATGCAGGTCTTTGATTGCATGGCAGTTAATGCACTTGAACCCTAGGCTCGCGAGTGCATTATATCTAATATGCTTACTATATATGCTCTTCTTAATATGAATATACTTCCCCTAGGGTTAGCGCTTGCTATTGCTTGTTAGCCCCTACGTTTCCTATCTCCCATCGTATATACTAAGAGAGTATCTTAAAGTATATACGAATATATACGACGGTCGATGAGGTGTCCGCGGTAATGAGTCAAGACGTACAACCCTTGCATAGAATCTTAACTATGCTCCAAACGTTTCTTAACTCTCTACTATATATATACTCCAACGTACTTTTTCATCAATGATTCCGGGCATCTTACCCGGTACAGTGCCCAGCACATGACAGCTATGACAATGACATACTAAATTGACAAATATGACAATCGCTAAGTGCTTGATAATATGACATATGCTTCCGATTGTCCGATATTATGTGACAGCCATGTCACATATGAGCATATAGGGGGCCTTCGGCCCCTTGATATATATACACTCCTACGCTGGCACAGTATATGCTCTATAAGCTTTACATGTTTGATGTATTATATTACTGGATGCTCGGAATATTGGTTATCGGCGCGATTAAGCTTGTTATGCTTAACCTACGTTAGGATGGAGTTAATATGAGATATCTCTATAAGCTATGGAATTCCGACACCAGGCATGTCCTGAAAGTACGGTTTACCGATTGGTTATGCTTGGTTGAAGATACTTGCGATGACTTAAGGGATATATGGAGATGAACACCATATCACTAGCAGATTGTCAGATTTGCGTTAACGATACTCAATACTGTGATAAATGTCGAACCATTATAGAGGCTCGCCAACTTAGTCCTACGGCTATTGATGTAGGTTACATCATAGAATATGGACTAATTCAAAAACTATCTACACAAATACGCTGCTTTTAATGTGTTTAGACTTAACTGATGGAGTTTATAGAATAATTACCTTTAACCTAAGATTGGAGATAGCATGATACCATTAACTGGCCACATAAGCCCGGAAACTGCATACGTAGTCAATGATTATCCGTATGGATTCCGACTACGCTGTAAAATACGCTATTGGTTGGAGTTTAAAAAGGGGAAGGGCTTTAGATTCTGTTCACAGACTACAGACCCACGCAAGCCCGGAGATTGGTGGAACAAGCCCAAGTGTAGCACATATCGGAGTCTAGGCGGGGTTATGCTCATGGATACAGATAATGGCCATATATCTTGGGATGGCCTTAACGAGTACTGCGAGCTAGAACAAGCCCGAGAATTCTTTGATTCTTTTGGGCATACCATGCCGGAAGAAGCTAGGTTATATCTGCAAAAGCTTATAGATGTTAAGGTCGTATACGGACGGCTTAAGGCCGAGGGCGTACCTTTTCAAGAGGCTGGTATAAGGGCCGTAGCAGAGTATCACCATATCAAGCTTGACAAGTAACCAACACGTACTTATAGGAGTATATAATATGAAATACAAGAATACAATAACCGGCGCGATAACAGATACCATGCCAATGCAGAGTAAGGCACACTATGCTTGCACTTGCTCAGTGTGCCAAGGCCTTATTACACCTGGAGAATATATCCAATGGGATAAAACAGTTAAACCCGGTGAATCACGGAGGCGCTTTCATATTAATTGCAAAGCGCCGAAAGTCTGGCCTTACGAAGCGGTACTAGAAGAGCATGAGCAAGCCCCCAAACCTAAGTGGGCCAAACCCCCACTGTTTGAGGTTTGTGCTGCCTGTGACCAACCATACGGCTCCCATTCTGCAAGGCTAGAGATGGACGATAGATGCCCTTTACCGTTTAGCGAGCAGATAAAAGGCGAGCCAATCCGATGGCATCCAACAAACAAGTTTACTTCTAAAGGGGCTGTTCCTCCTAAGGCAGAGATTAAACCCGCTCCGCCTCCTAAGAATGAAACAATCCCACGCCCGAGACCATTCAGCGTCCCTGACTTTGGTGATGATGAAGTACATAAAATGGAGCTGCCAACGGATGATCCGCAACCTAGAACAACGGAGATGAGAAATCCTATGACAAGCCAATCCAATAGTCCCGATGCATTGCTAGACATTATCAGTGGTAGAGTGCACGAGAAAGTGGTAGCAGACATTACACGCAAGTTAGACAGCGCAATCAATGCAATTGATAAGGTTGCTCGTGAGAAGCTTGAACGTCTTGAAATACCGTCAATCATCGTCAAACGCCCAGATTTTCCAGATATCAAAATACACAACGTCCATAAGCAATTCAAACAAGCGTTGATTTTGTTACAGGCTGGGGAAAATATCTATCTGCACGGCGCACCGGGTGGCCATAAAACTACAGTAGGGCCCCAGCTCGCAGAGGCGTTAGGTGTGCGTTTTGATGGTTGTTCATTATCAGAGCAATCGCCAGAGTATTTAGTTAAAGGATACTCAAGCCCTATAGATGGCAAGTACTATGGTTCTACGTTCGTTGACTTCTATGGGAATGGGGGTTTGTTTCAATGGTCTGAGTTAGATGCAGCGAATGATAATTTTCGAGTATCGTTGAACACGGCGCTTGATAACGGATTCTTATCTACAGACAAAGGCATGATTCAACGCCATAAGGATTTTTACCTAATTGGTGACGGGAATACGTGTGGCCGCGGTGCTCATCCTGCTTTTCCCTCCCGCACTGCATTTGATGCTGCCTTCAGTCGCCGGTTTTTTTTCTTACAATGGGAATATGATTGGCAGCTAGCTAAGCATATAACTGTAGGTCTGAATAAGCAAGCCGCGCCAGTTGTTCAATGGTTTGAGCGGGCTTCTAACTTTGCTCTAGTCCAAGGAATGCATGTAGTTCTTGGGCCAAGCGAGTCCTACAAGATGGCGAAGCTTCTCGCTACTACTAATCTACCCGAGCATACTTTACTTGATGGTATTCTTAGAGGATTAGACTTAGCGAGTAAAGAAAAACTTCTGACGGCTTTTCCCTTCCCGACCATAGCCAGGGAGGATGCATGCAAGTTATAGAAGAAGCAAATAAAACTAAACGCTACTTTGATAACATAGCAGAGTACTACACTTGGAGCCTAGGTCCGACAGACATAGACCAGAGTAAGATGCAGAGCATATCTAACACTGCTGCTTTTGCTGGTTCAGATAGTTTAGATGAGACTAAAAAGCGTTATACGAAGGGATACCCGCAGGGATTAGCTGAGGCTCGGAAGTTAAGTATGCAGCTAACTCCATTCCTACGCACTGTTAAAGGCATGAAACGCGGGTATAAGCCGCAACGCTATGCGGGTGGTAACTTTCTACTGGATAACTATTGCAAAGGGATTCCAGAAGTATGTAACGTAGTCTCCCCGGTCGAGTCGAAAAAGTTCGTCAGCGTTATCCTTAATGGTACAGCTAGCTGTGGGGTTAGCCTCCCAGTAATGGAGAAACGGGGGGCAGCAGTATTCGCATTAGTGGATATTCTACAATTACATGGTTATAGGGTAGCAGTCAAGCTTGCTTATGCTGTAGAGGGCAGCGGCTACCATTTGCAGCATAGTGTGATCCTGAAAGCTTTCGAGCAAACTGTTGAAATGGATAGACTAGCCTTTTTCCTTACCGACCCTAGCGCCTTCCGGCGCTTACAGTTTGCTACTATGGAACGCGAGAATGCCCAGGTCCGTGGTAAAATTGATATCGGTTCTTCGTACGGAACACCACGCGAGATTGAGAAATCAGATATCGGCGAGAAGGATATTTATATCGGATGTGCGAGCTGGCATTTACCGGCATGGAGTGGCCTTGAAGAGACAAAAAAATGGTTAATCGAAACGCTTAGACGTTACGGGGTGGAATTCCACGTATAGCCCTGTATGCGACACATAAAACAACAGATAGCTGTATATACGACACATAGAACAAGGGGGGCTATATATGCGACACATAAAACAACGCCTTAACGAATGTTTTCCTACTGTTATCGCGATGCTAAATGACATGGACGTTGATGCTATTATTGCAGAATTCCAAATAACCAGTACAACAAGGCATGACTGGGCCAGTTTTCTAGCATCTAATCCAACGCCAGACCCCAACATACTTGATGAAGTAACCCTTACATACCGCGCTATATGTCGCAAGTACGCACCTTACCTGCTTGACCATGTACGGCCTGTGAATGCTATAGATGTAGCAACAAGGGGGCTATTTATGAGCTATAACGACTATAGGCTGAAGACTTCAGAAGGCAAAGGCGCGGTGCTAATGTGCACTAGGCTGAAAAGCCAGGCTGGTGGACATATAGCAGCGTATGAACGGGGCAAGATGTACTGCGGTAACCAAGATGGGCCTATGTCGGCTAAAGACTATTGGATATTACTGGCAACAAAGACAATCCTTTGCCCTTGTGGAGTAATACCAGCATACTAACATGGAGGTTATATGAATGATAAGACAATCGAAGTTATAGCAGAGCTGCTTGGCTTGTTAAAAGCCGCAGAGTTAAACTTAACCGGCATTCGGGAAGGGATAGACCTACCATCAACGCAATTGCTTGAACGTATACGTAGAGTCCTTGCTACGGTGGAGGCGTGACATGTATAAGCTTGCTTTACTACTCATTACAGTAGGGTCTGCATTTATACTAGCAGTTACACTAGACCCATTAATAGGTGTAGGCATGGTGTTACTTATAGCGGGCACGACTCTGCTCAGGGAGTTTAAATGACTATAAATGATTTTCTGTATCTGCTCCTTATCTCAGATTATGGCTGGGGAAAGGGCCGTTTGATATGGTCACTAGGAATATTTGGTGTGTTCAGACCAAAAGATGGAGGTAAAGATGAAATTACCAAAGTACACAGCATTGATCGGTAAGGCCGGTAAGGCGGAGTTAGCAAAGTTATACGCAAACTACCAGATAGACGATACAGGAGCATATGAAGTCCAGAAACCAGCTCTTGTGGAGTTTAAGCGGTTATTTCTAATCGGTACGCTTGCCGCTAGTAAAATATCCAGGAGGATGAAACGATGAGGCTAATCGCATATATATTATCGAAACTATTTCCAGCTAAGAAGGGCTTGACATATGACCAAATGCGGATTATGTTAGCTTCTGCTGATCAGGAGAAACCAGCGTTTGACTATTGGGGGGATATATGACAAGCTTGCCTAACTTCAATGAGGTAGCAAAGGCGATTGCAACTATCGCACATTGCCGTTATTGTGGTATAGATGGTCTCAGATGCCCCGATGATGTGATAGAGCAAGCGGGACAGATTAGGTTGGCTTTACAACAGGCGTGGCTTGCTGGGTTAAAAGCGGGGTTAATTGGCTTAACAATAAAGGGCAGTGTAAACCCAGCGGACGAATAAAACCAGGAAGGGGGATAGGGATATGGTGACGGATTCGGAGCATATAGAAGCATTACGGAAACGTCTACTCGGGCGCAAGGGCGAGCTGGAAGGGGAATTACGGGAAGTACAAGAAATGATTCGCGTTCTTGGTGATGCTCCGCGCATGCTAGAGGGGAAGCATGCACTAAGAGACCAGGAGAAAGTTACGGCTAAACCAGTAGTCCGTTACAATCTGAATTTATCCAAGCAAGTAACAGACTATATCGCATCACTGAAATACGATGATGTAGTCAACGTAGGCTCGGCTATCAAGACTCTGAAAGCCGAGTATGGTGTGCAGGGCAAAGATTCTTCGCTGTATGCGTATATTCACAGTTTGCTAAAGAAGTGGAGCAAAGACGGTGCACACCAAATCACATACCAAAAAGGCGTAGGGTTTTACAAATCACGCGGCAAGGAAAATCCAGATAGCCAATTAGTGGCATCAATTTGACGGATTGACAAATTATGCTACACGTAAAAATTCATAGAATCGCGGCGAGTTATGTTTTTGGTACATGGCCGATCTATTGCTCTAGTGCGCGGTTACTATGCACTGCGGAGAATGTGGAGCTAAGATGAAAGCCCCTGGAGCCAGAGTATCAGACTTGTTAAAGCTAGTGCAGCGCGACTATGAGATAAACGGCAAGCGTAGCAAGCCCTTGGTTGACATGTACATACGGAACCAGCTAGCGCCAAAGCTTGGAGCGAGAATCGCCGAGCATGTCCGTAAGAGCCATGTTGAGGATTATAAAAGCACACGCAAGAAAGAGGGGGCTAGCGAAGTGACAGTCAATCGAGAGCTGGCAATACTCAAGCGGGCTTTCACGCTAGGCATAGAAGATGAGTTAGTCGAACGTAAGCCAGTTATTAAACTATATCCCGAGCCAGAGCCTAGGGAAGGCCACTATGAGCATGATGAGTTTTTAAAGTTCCAGGATGCTTGCCGCCAGCTAGGAGCTGGCCGAAACTATGACGGCGAAGTTACGGCAGACATAGTCCTGTTCGCGTATTACTCAGGCTGGCGCTTGCGTGAGTGCCTTGGGTTACACAAGGACTGGATAAAGCCACAAGAGAAGCTAGCGGTCCTACCACGGAGCAAGCATAAGAATAAACGCCCTAAGATATATCCGCTTGAGGGCAAGGTTTGGCATATGATTGAGCGTAGGCTAGTTCATCCTAGTCCTGATGGGTTGTTGTTTCATAGGTCTGGTAAGCCAGTACGGAGTATCCGGCGAATCTGTTCTACTGTATGCGATCTAGCGAAGATCGAAAACAAAGAGCATTTTTTCCACAATCTCCGTAGGAGCTGCACTACTAACCTGAATCGCGCCGGAGTAGATAAAGAGACTGGCAAGAAGATCACAGGGCATAAGACGGACACGATTTATAATAATTATAATCAGCATTCAATAGAAAGTGTTAGGAACGCGGTCAAGCAAGTCGAGGCATACTTGGACAAGGATAGCGAAGAACTTACAGTGGCTATCCCACAAGTGGGCATGGCTACTGAAAATCAGCAGGGGTTACCAGAAGTTATGGCGGAGAGGGCGGGATTCGAACCCGCGAACCGCGTTAGCGATTACCTGATTTCGAGTCAACAACCCAAGGCTAAGCCAGTAGAACAGCAAGGATTTTTCACCAGGCTATGGCGAACTATCACTAGAAAGGCAGACGATTAAATGCTTGAGCTAAGCAGAGTAGAGAGAAGTGAAATTCTTGTGTCAATCCAGACACTAGCAGACCATTTGAGGGTAGAAATGGACGACAAGATTATCAAAGCGCTTTGCTTGCTAAAAGACGGTAAGCTTAGAGAAGCTTTGCCTATAGAGGAAGAAGTTATAGCCCTTAACAAGACCTTGACAACTATTAAATCATACTTAGAATCTAACTATGCGCGTGTTGTGCTACTACACTAAGGAAATGGATATGAAACCTAACAATGGACTCCGCAGACTATCAGCTCATTAAGCGTGAGGTAGGTTATAAACGCTATGTATCCCTAGAGGATAAAGAAGACATGATACAGGATATCAGCGTCAGGCTACTACAGTCAAAGGCTACTCATGTGTCTAGGGCATACATAAGGAAGCTTATTAAGAATATGCTGATAGACCGGAAACGGAACATGGGCAGACAGCCTGATATAGCATATGATAGCGTACTCGCTGATAGGGCTATCGAGAAAGGAGCTGGCAATGGCAGTCACGATTGAAAAATGTACCTGCCCGCATGAGTACCAGGATAAAAAGTACGGGAAAGGGATGAGAGTACATAACAAGGCCCCTAAAGTCGACAAAGATAAGGGCCGTCGATGCACAGTCTGCGGGGTATCTAAAAATGTATGAGCATGAGTACAAAGAGCGTAAAGAACCTCGGGATATAGTTCATACCCCCATGCCAGATTATGCACCTAACCTTAACCCAATGATGTTTGCGTATCTACATGACCGGGAGCTAGATTATGATTTGGCTAGGCAGAATGGCTGGTATCCGACTAGGACAAGGGGGCCACGTGTGGTTATTCCCTGTACTAATAACGCTGGATTTAACTACTGGCAAGCCCGAGCGATGGATGATAACGAGCTACGGTACGATTCGCCTGCTGTTCCTAGGAAAGATTCTATCGTACTACTATGGCCACCTAAGAAGACTTTCACAGTTAGTAAGATAGTTGTAATAACTGAAGGGCCTATGGACGCGCTTGCTGCTGCTGAGTTCTACCCTAGTATTGCGATCATGGGCGGCTGCCCGAGCGGAGAAGTTCTAGATTATATGCACAGACAGTCTGAAATTCTAGGGTTTACTAAATGGCTTATTATACCAGACCGTGATAATATCTCTCTTGTGTCTCTGTTATACGAGGAAGGTAGAGATTTTGAAGTGATAACGCCTACGAACAAAGACCTAGCCGCTATGCCACGATGGGAGCGTGAGAAGTTATTAGGGGGTTCAGTATGACCGACCAAGCCGATAAAGACGCGGAAGAGTTGTTGCCTAGCGCGTGGTGGGCACGTCCCGCCGTCGCCGCCTGGCTGCGCCAGCGGGATAGTTTACTTGCAACAGCGGACGCGCTTAACAAGTCACTAAGAGATGCCCTAGATCATCAAGCAGCTGAAATCAAGCGGCTTAAGGAATCTTTGGCCGTACAGACTAACTATTCTATGCGGCAGTTAGTTTTCGAGCGGGATAGGTTCGAGCAAGGGCTAGAGGAAATCGCCGCACTACGTGCCGAGATTAACAAGGTGAAGGGGAAGTAAAGAGTGAGGCTCCTAGTAGTAGTAGCTGAAGAATCAGAGCTAGCTCCTATGAGGAACTTGCTCGCGAGAGCAGACATTAAAGACTATGAGCTGGCTTATTTGTTTAATGAGATCGAAAGTAAGCCTAGCATGAAATTCCTACGTAAGGTGAAAGAGCAGGAGTTTGACTATATCGCCGGGGCCGGCTTTGATTATATTTTCGCAGCCGGTGAGACAGCGGCTAGGTTGGTGCTCGATACTAGCTCAGTTAATATCAATAAGATGCGTGGGAGGGATTATGAGTTTAAGTTTGGAGTCAAAGACATAAAGAAGAAATCTAAGGAGCAGAATACTAACCCTAACCAGAAGGAGGAAAGAGGAAATGAAAATTCTAGTGAAAGTAACTGAGCATCCAGACTTAGCGCCTGAGATACGCTGGTGCGCAACTGTTAACTTTAAGCGTGGTTGGTGGGGCACTGCTGCTTTCTTATGCTCGTTTAAGCCGACTAAGGAAGAGGCTATACTGGATATCCGGCGCAAGGTGATTGCTAGTATCGAGGAACCAGAAGTGACTGAGATTGATGTTTAAATATTAACCAATAACCAGAAGGAGAGATATGAAAGCTTCGATTATAACAGTGCTAGTGGCAGGGCTGGCTTTACAAGGATGTTATGCTTACTCGACTATCAACGAAGTCACGCTATCTAACGGTATGAAGATTGATGTTGTTCGCCATCGGAGTGATGTACGCTTCGCAGACTGTGGTACTATGAATGTAACACAGACGTGGCTGGACGGTAAGCTTATCGACTCTAAAGACGCTCGCGGTAATGCACTGCACTGTGACCTCACAGTGGAAGCTTTCCGGGCTGGTGGTACTCTCGGGGGCGCGGCTCTTATCGCTAATGGGGCAGCGCGTGCAGCTAAGGCGGCGGCGAATGCTAGTAACACGCTGGAGATTAACAACGCTAACACTAACAACGCCGAAGGTTACTACTCTGGTGTACAGAATCTTAATCAATCCCAGAGCCAGAGTATGACTGGTGGTGTCACTACTACTACTACTACTACTAATACTAATACGCCCCCAGCGACAAGTCATGGTCACGGTAATAATGGTTTTGGTAACGGCGGTAATGATGGCTCTCCTAATGGCAAGAGCGACAACGGGAGATAGGTATGATCGTCTACGATACTCCTGCTCCTGATGGCACCCAGCGCACAAGGATTACTGAAAAGGAAGCTATAAGACAGATGAAAGAGTTAGCGGCGAAGAAGGGCCACCGTTACTCTGACGATACGGATGCGTTAGACGACTTCCTAGTTATACACTGGGCGTGGCGCGAAGGGTGGCGCGAATGAAAGTAAGAGTCACATACGGGATAGACAAGGTGTTAGAGGGGGCTGTTTATCACGAGCAGCATATCATCAACGATCTTAAGATGCTTGCTGCTCCCGCTACTCCGTTGCCCAAGGAATTGTGGCCGGATAAAGAGCCAGTGAAGGGCATAGATACCGAGTATGATCCTGATTTCAGGCTGCTGACTATTGGCCTAGCTGGTAGCACTGGCGCTTGGGCGCATGAGGTTAATGGTGAGTGGGAAGGGCGTAAGTCCGCGCTAGAGAACAAGTCATTACAGGCGACAGACTGGTTAGTAGGCCATAATATCCCTGGTGACATAGATCATCTAGCAAAGAATGGTCGTGTGGTAAAAGATGACTGGTATAAGGGTAAGAAGATCATCGACACGATGGTCCTTGCTAAGCTTGAAGATGAGAATAAACCACGTGGGTCATATGGCCTAGAGCCATTAATGCTGACCAGCTACAACGTACCGCCCTGGAAAGCAGAGACCGACGAGAAGTTCAAAGAGACCCATGACGCAACGGACTGGACGCCAAAGCAGCGTGTTCAGAGATGTAGGTTGGACGCCTGGGCTACGCTCATGCTAGCGAAGAAGCTTTACCCTAAGTTAGCTTGGGATGTACAGACGCGCTTGTTAGTAGAAACATTGCATCGTATTAGTATGACTCTGTATCGTATAGGGCTAGCTGGCGCTAAGGTTGATCGAGAGTACCTAACAGCATTTAAGACTGGCACGGCTATTAATATGGCGCAAGTTCATATTAAGCTTATAGCCGGCGCGGTTGGGAGGGGGTGGTCTAAGCCAGAGCCATTCTGCCCGACGAAAGACGACGATATACGGCATTTGTTATTTGATCTTCTCAGGCTAACTCCTACTAGAGTTACCCAGAGTGGTAAGCCGGCAGTTGATAAGGTATCCCTCAAGCAGTATACAGAAGACCTACCGGAGTTTATCCCTGACCTCCTAGAGTACAACAAGCTCCAAAAGCTGGATAGCGTGTACGGCGATATAGAAGACGATATAGACAAAGAGGGCTACTTACACTTCTG